TCGGCCGCGAAGGGGAACACCTCGATGTTCCATCGGGCGCGAGCGCCGGCCGCAGACACCGGCGCCTTGTTGGCGCCGACCGCCAGGGGATAGATCGTTGCGGGCATGGTTGCTGCTCCTTACGGCTCGTTGCAGAGGATGCGGACCACCTTCGCTTCCTCCAGGCGCGACGCGCCGATCGACATCTGGAAGTAGGCGTACATGCTGAACCGCTTGTCGGCGCGCTCGGTGATGCGCGAGGTGATGTCGGCGCCGATGCCGAGGCCCATGCCCGACTGCACCCACGCGAACGCCTTGCGGACGCCGGCCGAGGCCAGCCCGAGACGCTCGGTGCGGATGAAGGTGAAGCCCATGAACTTGTCGATGCGACCTTCGACCAGGGCCTTCACGTTGTTGTAGTCGGCGCTCGTCGTCTCGGTCGTGGCGAGCAGGTTGCCGATCTGCTTCGCGCCGCACGCGAGATAGCGCGGCTCGTCGGGATCGACGCCCGCCTCCTGCGCGTCGAGGAGCACCTTCGCCTCGATGAGCTTGGAGATGGTCAGGCCCGAGTTGCCGGTGCCCGTGCCGTAGGCCCAGGAGTTGACGGCCACCTCGTTGCCCGAGGGGAAGTTGACGGTCGTGGTGCCATCCTCGCCGGTGAGCGCCGCGCTGTCGAACGCCGTGATGATGGCGTCGTCCATCGCGCGCCCCATGGCGGCCGCGTGCGCCTGCACATAGGTGCTCGTGGGGTCGATCAGCATCCTCACCTTGTCCAGGTTGTCGATGAGATCGCCCGTGTCATAGTCGAACAGGTCGATGCGGCGGCGGCGGTGCGGCGTGCTGTTCAGCGGGCTGTCACCGTGGCGCGTGGTGATGCGCTGGGCAGCGACGGACCCGACCTGATCCATGTAGCCGAGCTTGCCGCGGATGGTCTCGTTCACGACGGCGGAACGGAGACGGGACCCCTTCTGCTGCGACAGGAGCAGCACGTTGCTGCCGTACTGCTGCGCGAAGGCGGTAGTGACTTCGAAGCTCATTCGGGGAACTCCCGACCATGTGCGTTGCACCTGATCGGCTGAGCTCCCCGCCCGATGGCGGACCCGCGCCTAGCCTGTTACCGGGCGGCCTATCCCCGTCGTCGCCTTGCCGGACGGTCGCCCAGCGATGGAGGTTCCACCGCGTCGGCGCCGCTACCCGGAGCGACAATCAACCACTCATCGAATGATTTGGCGCGATCTAGAAATATCTGCGTCGTGCCGGGATGGCCGGCAGCGGGCATGCTCTCGACCGCGAGCTTCAAGGCCCAGAGCTTGCGCGTCGCGGCGTCCATGTCAGCCGATCCTCACCGGCGGCTGGTTGGGGATGGCGAACTCGTAGAGCCGCTTCATCTCCTCCACCGCCTGCGCGTGCGTCGGCGCGTTCTTGTCGAGATACGCCTTCATGAACTCGGGATCGCGCTGCTTCTCGGCGATCCGGGCCTGCGCCTCAGCCGGTGCCAGAGCGCCCGCCATGTTGCCCTGAGCGCCGCCCTTGAGCCCGGCCTCGCCCCGCTCGGCGCCGAGCTTCGCGAACATCTTGATGATCTCGGGATGGTTGCCGAGGCCGGTCTCGTCCAGCACCTTCATGACGCCTTCGCCGCCTACCTCGCGCAGCGCCTTCTTCGCCGCGTGGAGCTGGTCATCGAACGTCTTGCCCCACTCGGCCTTGAGCGTCGTGAGCGCCTGCTGCCCGAGCTGCTGCATCTCGGCGGCCCGCTGCTCGGCATACCAGCCCGCGAGCTCGGCCGTCTGCGTCTTGGAGAGGCCAAGCGAGTGTGCCTTCTCGCGGAGCGGCTGCGCGAGCGCCTCCGGCACCGCGCCCTCGGGGAACTCATACCCGTCCGGCTTCTCGGGGCGGCCGAGCTTGTTCCACACGTCGCCCCACTCCGGCGCGTCGGCGGCCTTCGGGAGCCGCAGCACCTCGGCTTTGTCCACGCCGACGAGCGACGCCGCGTGCTTGTAGCTCTTCGCGAGGCCCGACAGGTCCTTGAACGGCTCGAACGTCGGGTCGCTCCGGAACTCCTCGGGCAGCCACTCGCGGCCGGTCGCGGCCGGTGCCGCTCCCTCCGTCGGCTTCGCGCCCTCGGCCGCCGCCGCTGCGCTCTCGCCGCCCTGCGTCATGATCGTTCCACCGTCAGCCACGCGTCACCTCGTCCGTCTCGCCCGTCGTCGCCAGCTTCGTGAGCGCCTCGGGGTCGCTGTTGATCATCTCAATGAGCTCGAGCCCGAGCCGCCGCCGCCCCTCGCGGAACGCGGTCTCGTGGCTGTCACCGATCGTGTAGCTCGACTGCATCACGCCAGCCCGGGCGAGGATGTCGGCAAGCACGCGCGCGCCCGCCTCGCTCGCGAACACCGTCCGATAGTCCAGCCGGAGCTGCTTCTGCCGGAGCGCCGCCGCCTCGGCCGTGTCGCCGCGCTGCTCGCGCCAGGTGCGCCAGAGCCGAGGCATCAGAACACCGCCGCGGCGGGAGCGGCCGCGCCCTGCTGCATGCCTTGCATCGTCGCCATTGCGTCGGCGCCCTGCTTTGCGATCCCGGCCGCCGCCGTTGCCGCCTCGGCGTTCATCGCCGCCTCCGCCGCCTGATCCTGCGCCGCGCCCATCTCGGCCGCAGCCTGCGGGGAACGGGCCACGCTCATCGGCACGCCGCGGCGATCGCGGAGGAGGCGCGCCACGGCCGGCGCGTCGATCTCGTTGATCACCTTCGGGTCGATCGGCTGCATGCTCGCCACCTCGGCCACCCAGCGCATGATCGCCGCGGCGTCCGTCGCCCGCTGCGCCAGCGCGATCGGGGAGAGGTAATCGACGCCGTAGGGCACACCGCCGGCCGTCTCGGGCGGGGCGGCGAGGAGGTTGTTCTCCCAGAGGATGCGGAACGAGCGGCGGATGAGCGGCGAGAGCAGCTCGGCCTGCATGCGCGAGACCATCGGGCCGAGGAGCCGGAGCTGCTCGTCGCGACGCTGCAGCACCTCCGTGGCCGTCATGTTCGGGCGCGTCGGGAGGTTCATCCAGTCCACGTAGAACACGCTGCGGATGCGCGCCTCGATCGCCTGGATCATGTCCACGCCGACATCCGGCCGCGCGCCTGTGTCGATCGCCCGGATGCGGTCCTGCTCGCCGAGCCCCTTGCGGTAGATGTTCACGCCGTTCGGCTGCATGTTCAACGGCGATAGGAACCCGTCGTCCGGCATCTCGACCGGCGGCAGCACCGCCTTCGCCACGCCGCGGAGCGTGTACTCTTCGAGCTTGTTCAGCATCTTCACGTCCGGCAGCGCGTTCATGCCGGGCCCGTTGCCATAGACCTCGCCCGACCGCTTCGACCACCGCGCCACCGCGTAGGGGAACTCCCGGAACCGCCCCTCCTCGAGCTTCGTCGGCTCGTCGCGGAGGCAGTAGCAGCTCTCCCACGTCTCATCCTTCTCGCCCGGCCACACGGCGTGGACCAACGCGAAGGGCATGTCCGGCGTCTTCTCCACCGCATCGCGCACCTTCTTCGGCGCCGTCTTCGGCCAGAGGCGCAGCACCTCGCGCGCGGCCATGCTGTAGCTGCGGTAGAGCGTGTCGACCTCGCCGTCCGCGTTCTCGGCGATGTAGCACTCGACCAGCGGCCGGGTGAGGAACGAGGGACCGCGCGGGCCGCGATCGCCGATGAAGATCACCGCCGTGCCGAACGCCGACAGGTCCAGATACGCCTCATGCGCCGCGACGGCGAACCCGCCCGTCTGCGCGTTGAACGCCTCATACATGCGCTCCGTCGTGTCATCGAACCACCGCTTCGCCGCCTCATCCTCGCGAAGCGCGCGGTCCTCGGGCCGGAGCGCGAACCACCGGACGGCGGGGGAGGTCAGCATCCCGTGCAGCCCGCCCGCGAGCTGCTCGGCCGCGAGGACGGGCGCGGTGTTGTAGATCCACGGCATCAGCCGCTTCTGGCCCGGCGACCGCTGGCGCGTGAACTCGCGCGACGGCATCAGGTAATCGGCGACCTCCTGCCAGTGACTATCGAACGTCGATCGCTCGCCCTTCATCCGGTCGAGCCGCTCGATGATGCGCTTGGGGTCCATCGCGCTACTCGCCGAGGAGCTTCTTGCCCCGCGCGGCCGTGCCCATGTCGCTCGTGCCGGTGAGGATGGTGCTGCTCCGCCCCTGCCGCGCCGCGAGCCTGCGCCGCTCGGCATCGGACTGGGCGCGCACCTCGGCGTCCGTGCGCTGCGGTGGCGGATCGGCCGCGGCGGGCTGCACCGGCGGCATCTTCGGCGGAGAGAACAGGCTCGTCATGCGCGTGAGGCCTCCTTGTGCGCCGCGCGCCGCCGCTCCGCTTCCTGCGCCATGCGTGCCAGCGTGTCGGCGATCTTCGCCGCGTCGATCGCGTCGAGCGTGATGCGCGCCTCGCCCGAGAGCGCGGTCCCGTGCCCGGCGATGATCACGAGATGCCCGGGCGCGTCGGCCACGTGCTCGACCCGCACATCCGGCCACATCAGCGCGAGGCGGTGCGCGGGCATCACGTGCCAGACTGCCCCTTGAGGAAGGCCGTGATGGCCGCGCCGAGGCCTCCGGCAGCACCGCCGATGAACATCAGGACGCGCCAGCCGCCCTTGGCCTCTTGCAGCGTGCGCTTGATGTCGTCCTGGCCCATCTCGAGCTTGGTGATCCGCGTGTTCTGGTCGATCGCGAGCTGCTCGAGGCGGCCCAGCGTCCGGTGCAGGTCTTGCTCGCTCATCGGGCGCCGTCCTTCCGCTTCCTCGGCTTCCGCTTCCGTCCGATGGCGCCGCGGCTGGTGCGGGCAGGGATCGTGCCTGCCGTGAGCAGGTAGAGGATGAGCGTGAGCATCGCCGGCGAGAGCGGCGCGGGGCGCTGATGCTCGATCATGTGCCCGCCTCCTCCGCCGGCCATTCCACGATGCCCTTCTCGGCGAGGTAGAACGTGAGCAGGCTGTTGATGCGGTCCCACGTCGCGCCGTGGTGCGGCTCCGCCGCGGCATCGGCGGAAAGCCCAACGAGCGCGATGACCCGCTGCTCGTAGGCGCTGAGCTGGTGTTTCGCGATCACCATGTTGCAGGTGTTGATGATGTCGTCGGGCGTGCACGGGCGCGGGATGCCGCCGAGGTTCGACAGCACGAACCCGTCATAGATGCTGCCCGTCGCGCCCGTCCCGCCGATCGCCACGCCGCCGACCGTGTTGCTCACGCTGCCGCCGCCACCATCCGCAACGCCGGGATCGCGGTCCTCGCGGAGCGTCAGGCTGCGCGTGTTGTTCGCGTCCGGGCCGACATCAGCGCGCTTGCTGCGCCGAGAGCCGCGCCGATACGTGCCGACGACGGGCATCAGCCGATCCTCCGAAGCTCGATCGTTGGGCCGGACGCGGCCGACGAAACCACCCGGGGGCGAACGGTGAGCGTCCCGGCCGAGCTCGTGACGACGAGGAACTCCCGGTTGTTCGTCGAGCTCCCCTGCACCCTCACCCGCGCGCCGACGGGGAAAATCGAGAGCCCGTTGCCGCTGTCCAAGATCGTGTCAGGGCCGCCGAAGCTGATCGTCGTGGCCCGCAGCACCGGCGCGCCGATCGCCGTCGCCCGCCCCGTCTGCGCCTGCTGGCCGTTGCTCGCCGGGCCCTCGTCACGCCGCTCGCTGCGTCTCGTCGCCGCCATCGTGGCCCTCGCGTCGCATCTGCCGAGGCTCACGCGTGGCCCGGGGAATTGGCGCGATCTAGAAATATCTACCCGTAGGGGCTCCATTCCGAGACGACGCGCACCGGCGGCGCGGTATGCGCACGGCCCGCGCCGGCTTCGAGCGCGACGGCGAGATACCTGAACGCGTCGGCAAAATCGCTCGTCCAGTCGTGGAGCGGCACCGGCCGGAACACCTGCCCCGACGCATCCCACCGCCGCCGATACTGCCGCAGCGCGTCCAGCGGGCGGCCCGAGAGGCGCACGTCGAACACGCACGCCGGGAGCAGCCGTCGCACCGCCGCTATCCCCGTGTCCACGTCGTCGCGCGGCAGGACCGTGATGCGCGGCAGGCCGAGCCCCCGCAGCGTCTCCTCGAAGCTCTTGCCCGAGCCCACGTTGCCCGAAGCCGCGTCATGCGGCAGCCAGGTCTCGGAGAGCACATAGGGCCGCTTGGCGAGCTGCCCCGCATACCAGTCCGCGCCGACGCCAGAGCCCTCGATGCAGTCGAGCACCCGCACCTGCAAGCCCACGCGCTGCGCGATCCAGATCACCGTGCTGTCGCCATAGCCGATGTCCCACGCCGTGATCGTCGCCGCGCCCGGATCGTAGGGCACGTGCGTGATGCGCCCTTCGGCGAGCGCCGCCTGCATCAGCTTGCCGTAGTAGCTCCCCGTGTTCGGCGCCTCGAACGAGCACTCGAGCTCCTGCGCGAACTCCTCCTCGCTCATCTCGTGCCGCAGCCGATCGAGCGCGGCCTGCGTCAACGCACCCGTCTCGCGCCACGTGAGCAGATACCGCGAGTGCCCTTCCGTCACCCCCGCCTGCTCGTAGGCCTTCGCGAGAAGCCCCGTGCCCTTCGGCGTGCCGGACCGCACGAGCACCCCGTCGCGATCCGCAAGCATCGGCTCCACCACCGTCGGGAGCAGGCTCACCGGCGCGTCGTCGTACTCGTCCGCGATGAACTCGTCCGCGTATCCACCGCGCCAGCTATCCGGGTTGTCGAAGCCACCCGCCTGCCACACGCCGCCGTTCGGGAACTCGATCCGCCGCTTGCTCTCCAACACCCGCGCGCCATGCATCGACGCCGCCATCCGCTTCGCCTGATCCCACGCCCCGGTGCGATCCCACTGCACCGCCAGCGGCAGCACATGCACGACGCGGGGTAGAGGGCGAGTGAGCGTCGCGGCCTTGAGCAAGCCCCGGAGCGTGAGCGCCGTCGTCTTGCCAGCGCGCCTGTGAACCACCGCCGTGATCCGCGGCGCCTTGTCCGTCACAAGCGGGAGCTGCCACTGCCGCAGCTCGAGCGGCGCGGCAAGCACGAGGTCAGTCACGGCGGTGGCTGAGTAATGTCCAGCGCCAAGCGCGCCCGATCCAGCGCCGCATGAGCTGCAGTTCCAGGCTTTGGGTAACTTCTTGCCAATGCATCTGCGCAATCGATCAGTGCTTTCCGCAGGGCTACTCTCTGGTCAGCCAACTTCGAATGCGCTGCGCGGAACTCTTCGACTTCCTCCTTGAGATCCTCCTTCAGATCGGGATCCAACTCAAACATGAACGGATCTTCGACGCACCAATCGATCAGAAAGCCGGTCATGCGTTTTCTCCTTCCGCCATCACGCCGCCCTGCCCCACCGCGAGGCCATCACCCACCGCCACGCCGTCGACCGGCCCACCCCGACAAGCGAGGCCGCGTGCGAGATCGGTAGCGCCGGCGCGGCCATGACCACGAAGTCCCGCGCCTCCGTCGGATGCGGCGACGCCGGGCCCGGAACACGCGGCGCCAGGCCGAGCACCGACGCACGACGATGCACGGCGCGCGGGCTGGCACGCACGAGCATCGCGATCTCGATCACGCTCCTTCGCTCGCACCACAGGCAGCGCAGCGCCTCGTCCTGCTCCCGCGTCCACTGGCGAGCCGGCCGCGGCATCACCCGCCCTCCTTCACCCGCAGCTCGTACACGACCCGCTGGACGTTCTCGCCCGAGCCCTCCTCCGCCGGCGCGGTGACGGGCTTCCCAAACCCGTTCTCGATGACGAGCTGCGCAGCGCGGAGGCGATCGCCTGCGCTCACCTTCTCGTCCTCCATCGTCTTCACCAGCACGTCGAGCGCGGCCGGCGACTTCGCCCGGGCAGCGGCGCGAAAGTCGGCGTACCACTTGCCGGGATCACGCTTGAGAGGGTCGCTCATGCCACCCTCGTTTGCGCCACTTCTGCGCCACTTCTGCGCCACTCGGCTCCGGGCTGGGGGGTGCTGCGCCACTCGCTGCGCCACTTCCACCCGGTGCGAAGCACCGGAAGTGGCGCGCAGTGGCGCAAACCGCCCTTCGCCGCCACCGAAAATGCGCCACTCGTGCGCCACTCGTGCGCCACTTCGCCGCTCATGTCGGCCTCTTCGTGGCGACGACGAACAGCCCCTTGCGATCCTTCCGGGCCTCTTCGTCGCGGTACTGCTCTTCGATCAGGACGCCGTTCTTCACCCACTGGCGGACGATCTGCTGCGCCTGGTCTTCGTTCAGGTCGGCGAGGTCCATGATGACGCGGCCTGCCCACCGCTTCGGATCGCCCTTCGCGGTGCGGTGCTGGCTGTACCGCATGCCGGGCCCCGGGCCTGCGTCGATGATGTCGAGCATGCGGTTGAGCAGCTCGGGCGTGAGGTCCTGCCACACGCTCGGCGGCTCCCACACGTCGATGGCGGCCACGGTGTCGCCATTGGGGTAGTCTGGCGTGCCGTTGCCGAGGGAGACCATGTTGAGGCGGAACCAGCGCGCGCGGTTGGCCTTGGGCGCGAGGTTGGCCTTGGCGTCATCGAGGCGGACGTACTGCCACCGCTCGCCGTCCGGGATACCGAGCTCTTTCGCTTCGTCGCTGGTCATGCCGGCCATGGTGAGGCCGACGCGGGCGGCGTCGCGCAGCGCTGATCCGCCGCGGCCTGCGTCCATGCCCTCGGCGGTGGTGCTGCCCTTGCGGACGTGGTGGACGAGCAGGATGGCGGCGCCGGTCGCCTGAGCGATCTCTGCCCATGCGGTCGCGGCGGCGTCCATGTGCGGGTTGCTGTTCTCCTCGAGCGCGTGGCTCTTCACGAACGGGTCCACGACGATGAAGCCGATCTTCTGCCGCCTCGCCTCGGCAATGATCGCCTCCTTGTCGGGGAAGGCGACCTGAAAGCCTGTGTCGGTGGTCTCGATGCGTCCGATGCACACGCGCCGATCGCGGCCGGAGTTGAGGAAGAGGCGCCCGGCCACGTCTTCGACGCGCAGCCGGTGGTGGATCATCGTGGCTGCAACGCGCCGCTCGATCTCGTCCAGCGGATCTTCGAGGTTGAGCACCCATGCCGGCACGCTGGCGTGCACGTGATCGCCGAGGAGCTTCTTGCCGGACGCGAGGGCGAGCGCCATGGCGATGCTGAGCTGCGTCTTCCCGACGCCGCCGGGGGCGACGAGGACGGACACGAACCCGCGGATGAGGTGCGTGCCGTAGAGCCATGGGCGCGGCGGGATGATGGAAGGGGCGAGGAGGCGCGCGGGCAGCGCGGTGAGCGGCGGCACGATGGTGGCCGGGTGCTGCACCACGTTGTCGGCGGTCGCTGGGCCCTGCCCGAACGCGCGCATGATCTGATCGTCTTCGAGCGCCATCATGCTGCGCTCCCGGCTTCGACGTGCGCGGCGGCCATGGCTTCGGCCTCGAGGCGGGGCAAGTCGAAACGCCAGATCAGGAGGTCGGACAGGTTGTTGCCGCGGCAACCGCAGGGCTCTGCGGTCCATTCAAGGGTGGCGCGGTCGAGGGTGATCGTGGCGCCGCGTGCAGAGCTGCGCAGCGTGTAGCTGGTGGCATCGGCGGTGAGCAGGATGTCGCAGCACAGGCGCAGCACGTGGCCGGCATGCTGGTGCAGCCAGGCAACACGGGCGGGATCGGCTGGCAGCTCGCACCGGCGTGCGTATCGGTCCTGCATCGGGCCGGGAAGCGGCGCTGCTGCCCGCTCGATGCTGGCCGCGATGGCGGCGCGCGGTCCTGCGAACGTGGCCATGGCGACGCGCCTGCGTGCCTCGATCGGCGTCGCTCCGGCGGCGATTTCCGCTTGCACGGCACGGCGCAGCGTCGCCAGCCGATGAGCAGGATCGGCCGGGGCTCCGGGCCAGGTGAGGACGTGCACCTTCGTCACGCCGCGCTCACGTTCGGCCGCGTGCGCATCAGGTGCGGCCGCAGGCGCTCGGCGTAGCTCAGGAGGCACAGAGCGTCCGCGGCGTCGTGCGTGGCCGGGTCGTATCCGGCGGCGCGGGCCCATGTGACCACTTCGTCCTTGGTGGCGCGGCCGTTGCCGAGGACGGTCTTCGTGACGGTAGGGCGGGCGGCCTCCATGCACATCGTGTCGCGTCGCCAGGCGATGAGCTCGGTCACGGCGCAGAGGCCGACGAGGAAGCGCATGGTGGCGGCGTGCGTCTGCTTCGGCGGCGGGAGCGGCGCCTCGAACACGATGAGGTCCGGGGCGTTGGTGGTGATGAAGTCGGCGAGCCAGTCGCCGAGGGCGGCCCAGCCGGCGGGGTGCGATCCCCCGCCGACCGAGACGATGCCGTGCCGCGCCCGGAGCATCCCCGGCGCGCGCCATGCCCAGCCGGTCGTGCCGGCCAGGTCCAAGGACAGAATGCCGCCGGTGCTCATGGCTACGCGCCCGCCTTCTTCGGGGGCCGTGTGGTGACGATCGACTTCTGCATGACGGCGGCGCCCTCGGTCATCGTCGTCAGCGTCTCGTGCGCGATGTTGATTGGCGTGGCGATCTTCCCGAGGAACGCGGCCTGTTCGAACGGGTCGCGCGGCAGCGGGATGGTGATCGACACGCGGAGCTCATCGCGCACGCCCTCTGCGGGCAGCATGGTGGCCTGTGCGGTGCTCATCGTCAGTTCACCGCCGGCCGGTCTTCGGCGTTGCCGTTGGCGCCCTTGCGGCCGCGGGCGCGGGGTGCCTTGCCATCGGCCATGTCGTCGGCGATCGACTTCTGCCCGGCGATCCATCCGTTGTCCCACTGGACGTGCAGTTCCGTCCCTTCGTCGTGCGGGTTGTCGTCGCGGTTGTCGCCGCCGCGCCCGGCCTTCCAGCCCATGGCCTCGGCGTCCCAGAGCGCCTGCTGCCTCGCCGCCTCGTCCGGCACGGGCGCGGTCTTCGGCATGTCGCTGCCGAGCTCCATCTCGAGCTGCTGGCCGATGGGGATCTGGAGGTACTTCAGGTAGCGGATGAGCGTGTAGAGGCCGTGCAGCTCGGCCTGGATATCGTCGCTGGTCGCGATCGCGCGCGCGCGGGTGAGCATGGCGGTGTCGATGCCGGCCTTCTTCGCGGCCTTCATCGCCGACTGATACGCCGAGCGCGCGGTCTCCATGTCGCGCTTGGCGCTGCCGGTGGTGCGGTAGAACTCGAGGAACGTCGTGCTTGGGACGTTCGTGGGGTCCTTGTCTTCGGCGGTGAGCTTCGTTGCCATGGCGGTCTCCTATGGCGTTGCGGAATTGACGGCCGCCCGGCATGCGCGGTGGAGGCGATCGCCGGGTCCGGTGCTCATGCGCATCTGGCCGCAGTGGAGGCATCGGCGGGGCTTGATGGCGGAGGCGTTCCGGGCGGGGGCGTCGGCGGACCTGATGCGGTCCATGATCTGCCGGGCGATCTCGTGATGGACGCCGAGGATGCGGCCGATGCGGCGCGGCCCCGCGCCTCCGTCCATGAGCCGCCGCACGGCGTCGTCGCGGTCGCGGCCGGGGGTCATCGGCGGCGCTCGACGCAGGCGGCGTTGCTCGGAAGGCGCCAGTCGTCTTGATGCGCCCAGCCGTCGCCGTACTGGCCGCGCGCGTTGGCGATTGCGGCCTCGCAGGTGTGGCGGTAGGCGAACGGCCCGAGCTCTCCCGTGGTGCCGCCCGCGAGGGGCCAGACGATGAACCACGCGGCGGTCATGCTCCCCTCTCCTCCCCCGAAAATCCCCCGGCGGCAGCGTTGCGAGCACCGGCCGCCTGGGTGAGGTTGTGACAGGGAGAGACACCGGCCGATGGGCTGGCCGGGGCTGCGGGCTCGGCGCCCGCCTCGTTGCCGGCACGGAGCCGGGCATTCTTCCGCGCCTTGATGCCGGCGCGGCGCATCGGTGCGTCGTAGCGGTTGTGGCACCGCTGGCAGAGTGCGCGCAGGTTGGTCGCGTCATTGTTCGTCGGGTCGTGGTCGAGATGCGCGACCGTCAGAACAACCTTGCTGCCGGTGATCGGGTGCGGGAGCGCGTTGACCGCACCGCACACGCCTTGGCCCGGCAGCCCCTCGCACGCCCAGCGCACGGCGATCTCGCCGGCGGCTTCGTAGATCGGCGGGTCGGTGATCGGGGCGCCGGAGGCGTGCAGCGAGAGCGTTGCGTGGAGCGCATCGAAGCGCACGTCGAACTCCGGCGTGCCGAACAGGAAGTCCCCATACCGGCCCGGCGTCGTCCTCATGCCCCGATCGTCTCCGGCGCGAGCTGCGGCGGGGTGGGGAAGGCGCAGTTGATAGCCGCGCCCTCCCCGGCCACCATGGAGACGCTGCCAACATCACCCATGGAGGATTGGACATGGCTGACAAGACCGAGGTCACGCTCAGCGGGCGAGGCCGGGAGCAATGCATTCTCGACGTTGCCACCAGCATCGCGCGAGTTGAGAAGGGGAGCTACGACGCCGCCTATGGCGATCGCGCCTACTTCCTGCGGCTCATTCGTGAGGTCGCCATCTCGTTTGGTGGCGGGCAAACTCCCGTACAGTAGCCACTCGGCGAGCGGTGTGGCGGCGCGCGTGATCGCCGCCACATCCTCGGGCGTGTTGGGATAGCCATGGCCCCCGCGTATCACGAGCTCAAAGGCCCACCGGCGCGCTTCCATCTCGACGTTCATGCCGCCGCTCCTTCTGCTGTCTGCGGCGGGGTCTCCATGGCGGTGGGGCGGCGCCCGCGGCGGCGAGGCTCGGAAGGCGACGCGTCCAAGAAGCTGTCGGCCGTGACCGCGCCTTCGGTCAGTGCTCGTATCCGCCTGAGCGCGTCGAGGCTCGGCATCAGGTGCCCGTTGAGCCAGCGATTGAACGTCGTCAGGTGGACGCCCAGGCGCTCTGCGGCTTCACGCTGCGGGATGCTGTTCTTGGTCAGCCATTCGCGAAGGGTCATGCGTGCGGTTATAGCGTGTGAAGCCAT